AATGAATAAAATGTGCCATCTGGCCAGTTCTGAACATCATCGGCGCAAGGCTGGCAATAGAACCTAACCTGCGCTTTGCGTAGTGGTGTCTCGCTTTGGACTTTCCAGACTGCTGGAGTCATAGCTCTTAAATCCCAGCCATTCTTATTTTGTCCCCAGCGGTATTTGCATAAATCGCAGTATTGATTGGAATTATGATTGCGAGTCAGACTCAATGTCGTCCCAATCTTCTGGTGTTGAAAATCGTAATCGACCCAAGATAGCGGCGTATCCAATGAGATCGAGATACGAATCTTCGCGCTCTGGACTCTCCACCATTCTTGAGAGCTTGGTCGCGATAGCAATAATTGCCAAGTCAGATGGGTCTCTGAGCTGAATACCGAGTGCTTTACTGATTTTGTAAATGCGTAGTAAATTGTGCCTCGGGTCGCCATACTCGATGCCCCTGTCGAATAATGTGTTTCCAGCTTCTTCAAGCCATTCATTTAACGATTTCTGTGTATCGGACACTTGACCTTCCTCTCTTATATCCTTCATTAAAGGCTTTGGCTTTGGCTGAAGTCCAAAGAGCCCATAAGTAAAGGCCGAAAAATGGAACGCCAACGATTATTGCAAAGACTTGAGTATCAGATAAATTAGGAAACATCTGCACTCACCCCATATTTATCAAGCCAGTATGCAGATATCTCAGCCTTTGATAAACGGCCTCGAAGCTGCTTCTTGCCCATCCGCTCTTTAGCGAATCGTCTGATTATTGATCCCTTAACCCAATTTGTGTCATCAGTCCAAGCCCCTGCTTGAGAATCAAATCGAATAAGAGTTACTTTATTTACCATCTAGCAATCATCTCCTTCATCTCATCATCAAGATTGGCAACCGAGTTGTCATTTGTTCTTGTATAAATGTTTCCGTTACTGTGAATTGATCCTTCACCGACAACAAAACCTTTGTATTTAACATCGATTCCATCGCCTACTTGACCCACAAATCTAAGTTCTTCATCAACGCTGTAATACAAATGAAAGCCATCCCCTGTGCTTACTGTGTAGGTTGGCTTCATCCAATTACGAATATCACCACCATTACGAAAATCGACATCCAATACCAATAGACCGCTGGCTTGGCAATTGATTCCATAGTTCATATTAGGATCAACCGAAAACCAGAAATCAATTAGATTCCAGTCATCAGTAGCGTCTAAATGACCCCGCTTTATTAGGTCAAAGTGTGGCAGTTTATTGCGCTTCTTGACTGGCAGAACTTTCCAACCATTCAATATCGCTTGAGCAGCTGCACCTTTAATAGATTTACCGCTGGCGATAATGCCTAAATCAGTTGCCAGATTACTCATTTTACTCATTTGTAGCTCCCGTTCTGTAATCCGTAAATGGATTAACGGGCTAAATGTATTTGCTTAAATCTATTTAGACAAGTAATAGCTCGGCGTGGCGAATATCTAAGAAGCCAGCTAGTCGTTCATTCGTTGCTTTATTGGCGAAGTCGGTAGTTATAGGAAGGCGCTTTAGAGCCCATTCAGGCTCGATTACAGCCCCTAAGTCCCATTGATAGACCCCTCTAGGTGTCGAGTTAATATAAAGGGTCTTAGAGCCCGTTCTAGCCCTTATATCGGCCAGATAATCCCACTTCTTCTTCTCAATCATCAAAGTGTCATAGTGGGTCCTACGGCATTTAAGCTCTAAATAAGCGTTATGTGTGATGCCATCTGCTCGGTCGGTCGCTGATAGTGGCGTTAAGTCTGGATAAATTGACTTAAGAGCCTCGAATAGTTCGACCTCTCGAAAGTAAATTAGTTATCTTCCTCGCCATCTTCCCAACCGATTTTTCTCATTGGGTCATCAAGTGGCACTATCCAATCAGGATAAGAACTACGATCCATAGCGAAAGCAAGTGAAGTTCCTTCATCCATTCCCGCCCTGCGACAAGCTTTATAAACCTCATTGGCAGCAATAGCCCAGAAATCAAGCTTTGTTAAAGGCGTCTCTTTAGTAGTGCGCCGCCTCTTTGGCCGCTTGACTGGCTTCTTACTTACGCGCTTTCGCGTTGCCATTTCTGACCCCTCTCGCTAGGGCCAATTCTAGCTGAGACTCCATTTTATCAAGGCGCGACACTATTGGAATATTCTCCAATTTAATTATGTAGCGTAGGCCAGCAATCAGTAGAGCTATTGATCCTAAGACTGAGGCAACTAGGGTTGCAAGCTCAGTAGCGACCATTATTTAATTCTGCCGTATCTCTCGTAGTTAGGGTTTAGCCAGTTGATAATGCTAGGCAAGACTGACACTAGAGCCGCATTTGCAATTGCATTGACATCTAGGCCTACTGCTAGGTAAGTCGCTAGTGCTGTTGCTACGAATGTCTTTGCCCAGCTCTCTGCCATTTTCTTTAGGTCGCTCATTAGCTTCTCCTTCGAGGTTAAAATAACTGCCATCTTTGTCTCCCAAAGTTGTGAATGAAATGTGGAAATGCGAGCGGTGAGGATTTGCTCCTTTGTAGGCTCTGCGCTTCCAGCCCAGTATTGGGCTCATAATCTTGCCATCATAGATGATGTATTTGATTCGCTTATCGCCCTTCTTGGCCAATTTACGAATCTTCTCAACTACTGCATACGCTTCTTCTTTGTGAGCTGATAATTCAGAATCAATATCTAGTGCCCTGACTATTCCATCGACTGGTATATGGTCCGAAGAACCTTTCGCCAAATGGCGCGCATCAGCAATCCAGCCATCAGACTTACGATCCCTATCAGGATAGTCATCATCTAATTGCTCCCGAAGTTGAATTCCTGCTGCACATAATCTAGCCAAGAAGCAACTTCGCTTCTTCTTCAGTAATGCCTAAACGCTCAAATAGTGCAGCGCGTTGCTCTGCTTTAGCGGCTGCTTCTGCTGCTTTGGCTGCCTTTTCTTTATTTAATTCCTCTAAGCGTTCTACTTCCTCTGGCGTTAAATCTCTTTCAACATCTGTTATTTCATTTGTAACGGCATTGTGGATGCGCTCAACTATTTTCATTATTAGACCGCCTTTGCATAAATATACATAGTGCCAGCATCAAAATTGTTGCCGCTGCCTTCAGTTGATTTAACTACTATTGAGGTTACCGCTGCACCTGTATAGACACCTTGATAAGCATAACCAACTTGATTTGAACCACCTGAAGCTGCCGCCATACCATCAACTTTATAAATCTTTGGATCTGCGCTATTTGCGCCGTCTATCCAGCAAGTCGCATAACCAACGGAAGCAGTATTACCCGATAAAGCAAAAGCATTTATTAGGCTTGTGCCTGAAAGTATTTCTGTTGTGTCTCCTGAGCCTGTAAATTTAAGACCTGCATTGCGATAACCGCTAGTGCTTCCGTTAATAAAAATATCGACAGTATCGCCAAAAGATCCAGAAGTGCCAGCACCAACGCCATATAGAACTATTATCAAAGAACTCTTATCGCTTATGCCTGATACTGTTATTGAATTAGCACCCGTCATAGTTGTTGTGCTAAATAGCACATAACCATTTGGAGTAACGCTCGCAGAACCCCACTCTAAACCTGTTGCGGTCGCGCTATTAGCCTTTAAAAAAGTTCCGTTAGAGCCTACTGCTAAACGGCTTGCAGTATCAGCTGCAGTTGCAGCGATAATATCGCCCTTAGCATCAAAGATAGTTGCAGGGATACCAGTTGCGTCAGTAACCCAATTAAAATCTAAATCTGTGCCTGATGCTTTGGCTAATACTTGTCCAGTTGTCCCACCCTTTAAATCAACAAATGAAGTATCGACTCCATTGCCTAGAGTGCGGATGGCAGCTGCGCCATCCTTAACTAGATCTGTGTCGGCTGGTGTTGTCCAGCCAAAATTGCTTGTCGTTGGCATTTAGTCTCCTATGCAACTATTGTAGCGTTGAGCCAGTCCAAAGTTGGGCTGATTGTATTCCAAGTCTCAATCGCTGGGACTGAGTTCCATCTAAACGCCTGAAGGCTGAAAGCAATAGGCGAGACATTTAGAGTCAGGTTGAGCTGATTAAGGCTGGCTGTCCAAGTCCATCCCTCTACGAATCCTTGAAATTCTCCACCCACCATATTGGCTGGCAGGTTGATAACATTAAGCGGCTGGCCCATAAATACGCCAAGAAGGTTGTCTCTATCTGAATTGTCGATTTCACCGCTTGCGATTGGGAAGGTTATCTCTCGCAGGGCAAATTGAGGATAGGCGCGGATAAGTAGATAAAACGCTGCTTGCGATGTGGCATCTCCGACGTTGCGGAGTGTGGTCGATATGGTAGAAGCTAGAAGGCCATATTCAGATATTGAGGCGGCATCCTCGTCAGTTACTTCTGATCCTGAAGTGCCATAATTTAAGGTAATTGAGTTGCGAACATCGCCAGCTCGTTTGAGGATAGATAAGCCAGGGCCGATGGCGTGATTGCCATCTAAATCGACATAGCCATAAGTGGCAAGGTATTCGCCTCTATGGGTCGAATCTGCATAACCGATTCTGCCTTGAGAATCTTCATATAGATAACCAAGTCCGCTAGTCGCAAAGCGAGAGGCTAAGTTATAAACTGTATCGTCTAGGCCATTCTCAGAGTGAAGCTCATAATCGCCAGGAGTATCTATCTCGCCTAGTCCGCTATTTTCTGCATCTTGCCATTGAGTAGTCGCGTCATAGCCGTTCCAAGTCTCGGCAGCTGGGACTTCATTCCATTGATCAAATAGAACTGTCTCAAGTAACTCAAGGATTCTATCGCCATCAAATTGATGAGCGAAGTTGCCAACATAGACGGCGCGATTTAATCGAGCCAATGCTCCTACTGCAGTTATCCTGACTTGCTGGCTGGTAGCAGTTGAGCCTGAAGTCTGGACTGTGATGCCTAAATCGGTAATAAAGCCGCCAAATAAATTTACATAAGCGGCAGCAGAGTTCTGCACCTCAATAGTTACTGCGTCATTTATTTCATAAGGGACTGCAGCTTCAGCCGTCTCAATAAGGGTCAGATTGCAATAACCTGCAACTGGCTGGGAGTAGATGTCGGTCCTGCCCGATGTAATAGTTAGTCCGCTAAGGGTTGCCCCAGTTACTGTAGATCCATTTACCTTAACGCGATAAACGGGATTCCAAGCTGTCATATAGCTAACTGCTCAACACCAGCGCCAGTTCTGCGCCCTGTGTTATTTAGTGCTGATACGACTGCTCTGGTAAATCCTTCTTCATCGATTACTGATGGCGCATTGACATTAATAACCACACCAGTCCTTGCGTCAAGATAATCGCCTTCAGCTCCTAGCCTTTCATTTGGAAGTATGCTCTTAGATACTTTGCCGCTAGGTGTCTTAATATCTTTCATCATTTTGGAAACTATTGCAGAACCGCCACCGCCGCCACCACCACCACCGCCACCACCACCGCCACCGAGGCCGCCACCGCCGCCACCGACGCCAGTTTGACCAGAACCAATTGGAGCTCTGGCCATTCCCTCATTTGGATTATATGTGCCTAGATTTGGGATTTTGGCTTCTGCTGTGTCATTCTTTCTGGCTAAAGCATTAGCACCAGCTAATACGCCAGCAGCTAAGGCTACTGCTCCAACACCAAGTAAAGGATTAATAGCGAAAGCTTGGGCAATACCAGCAACTATAGAACTAGCTTTCAATGCATTATAGGCTCTAATTAAACCATTGATTAAAAGAATTGTGGCAGTAACTGCAGCTGCAATCTTATTTACTGCAAAGACACCGATAAGAACTGCAGTCAGGATAATTAATTGATCCTTCAATCTAATTACTGTGTCAATTATTCCTCTTACTTTTTTGCCCCATTCTTCGGCTTTTTTCTGTGATTTAGTTAAACCTTCGCTTAAAGACTGATCCCCAGTTAAGCCAGCAATAAATGCTTGAAGCGCTGGTATAAATTGCTCAAGAATATATTTGGTCAATTGTTGGACAATTGGCAGCAAGGCAGCGCCAATAGATTCCTTAGCTTGATCAAGCGCAATCTTGACGCGCTCCAATTGTTTGGCTGTTGTTTCTGATTCTTTTTCGGCAAAGTTGCCAAAGGTCTTTGTTAATTGATTAAAAGTCTCATCAAAGGTTTGTGATTTAAGATCCGCATTATCAATGCCTAGACCCAATTTGCTAAGAGCTGTGGTGTTCCCATCATAGGCTTTGCCGAGCGCATTCGTAATTACCTCTAATGGCTTGCCAGTTGCTGATGCTAAATCTAATGCTAAATTTAGTAGATTTTGGGCTTCTTCGACATCTTTAGTGCTGCGAACCAATCGGCTAAATGCTGGTCGTAATTGATCATCAGTAACACCGATTGCGATTGAAGTCTGTGTTATGAATGCCTCAACGCTTTTTATCTGAGCATCGG